CATCAATCGCAGATAAGGAGTGACACGACATGACTATTTATACTGGCGACTGGGCTGTCGAGAACTATAACGGCCTGAAAGACCAAGATGCGCTTTGTGCTGATTTTCAAATCGACTCGTCAAAGCTGAAAGACTGTGACGTATTGTTGGCTTGTTACACCTACGAATCGTATGACGGCTCGGCGTTCGTTCTGTTTAAAAAAGACGACACGCTCTACGAGGTCGTCGGCGGTCACTGCTCGTGTTACGGACTCGAAGGTCAGTGGGAGCCTGAGGTAACGACCTTCGAAGCACTGCGTCAAGGCCTCGAAACTCGCTACGAGGTCGAGTTCTGCCGCGAACAATTGCGTCAGGTGCTAGACCGTGTGTAAAGCCCGAAGAGTGAACGACCAGTACCACTGCCACGAGTGTGGCGTCCAATGGGATGTAGACGACGAGGATCGACCAATGTGTAAACCTGGGAATACGGTACGGGGTGCGGTGTTTGCGCTGGCACTCTGTGTGGCTGGCGCTGCAAGTGCTACTGAGTGTGACGGTACTCGCGCCGGGGAACTGACTCGACAGACAGTGGCGATCGCTGAGATATGTCTCGTGACCGTCCAGGCGGTGGGTATGAATGTCGGCGGGCAGTCGATCGAGTGTCAGGCGGCGCGGGATACATCGCTGCTCCAGAACGCTGAGGTGCACCGCATGGCTGATGCCGGATGTACGCGGTATTACAATGGTCCATCCCAAGCCACAGTGCAGCGCCTGGGTCAGCTCGGCGATCTGTTCAAAGCGGCGCGGGAGTAGCAATCATGACCGACAGACTCACCATCGCCCAATCGATTCGCCGCTCGACTGATCCACACCGCGCCGCGATCACATCGTTCAGCCGCCAGGAAATTCTGCGTGGTCAGAACAAACATACCTACTACTTCGAAGACGGATCATTCCTGACGTTCGAAGTCACCTTCACCGCTGTTGAGGATGGTGCGGAATGACTCCGGAACTGATGGACCGCCTGTGGGAACTACGCGCCTATCACGCCAACGCCGTTCTCAACCTTACCTCTTATGCTGACGACTCGGGGATACGCGATAGCGATGTCAGGCACTACCGCAAACGCGCCGACTTGCACACGGCTCATGTTGTTACAATCGATGCGCTGATTGCCCTGGGGCAGGATGGTGAGTCGTGAACTCAGTGTATGGGAGTGAGTGTGCAAAACATCCAGAACTTGCCGGGCGCCGTTATGCACTAAATAACAACTGTATCAAATGTCACAATGAGCGTGGTCGTGCGTTACATGCGAAACGCAAGTTACAACTTGCCGAACTTATCGCCGCTGCATTAGAGGCGCCTTCAACGCCCCGACTCACTGCTGCCCTGGAGGCGCTTGGACATGTTACAAGCCACTGACTCCGAACTTCAGTTTCACATGTATCGCCTTGGGTCACGTCGTCGGGTTGCTGCGCTGTATGGAGTGCGCAAGGACACGCTGTGTGAGCGCTTCCCGGTGACGGGTGTAGACCGCTTCATGTCGGGGCAGATGATCAGCATCGGGGGAATCCTGGCGAAGCGCTGCAACCTGTGCGGGACAGCCCGTGAGCTTGAGTCATACTGGGCAGACGGTGACCGCGCTTCAGGATGTGGCGCGTGGTGCAAGTTGTGTCGAATGAAGCGATCCAAACGAGCCCCGCAGCAGTAAAAGCAGCCCCTTGATTGGGGCTTTTTCTTGTCTGAAATAAATTACTGAAATTATCGCTGTCGACTTTTAATCATTTTTGGTTGACATCTGGTTAAAATTTGATCGATTTATAATTTATTTAATTTGAGATAATTTAAAAAATGATTTATTTTGATCAAATTTTGTACGATTTATAATTTATTTTCGCTGAGATAATTTATCGCTGTCGACCAGTAATTTAATTTGGTTAACATCTGATCAAATTTTAACCAGTTTTCATACCCCGCATTACCCCGTACCCCGGTTTCTAAAAACTATTCGGGGTGGGCTCAAAGCCACGGATTACGTGGGCTGTAGCGGGTTTACCCGAATACCCCGCATCGATCTCACTCTCTCGCCGCTGGCTTTTATACCTTAATGATATACATTATCATATACCTTACTACTCTATTCTAATATTATTTATTCGGGGTATCGGGGTATAAAATAAAAGAGAGCATCTATTCCGGGCCTCTCAGCGATACCCCGGTAAATTACCCCGGTTAAAATATACGGGGTAGCGAGTGACTGGGTTGACTGGACTGTCATCGACGGCGACAATTGTGTGATCTCAACCGCAAGGCCTTTCGCAATGCTGATCACCATCGACAACCGCACCATCGAACTGAGCGACGAACAGGTTGCGGCGTTTCACAGCCTGACTCGTTTGCAGCAAGGCGTGGCGTTGGGCGTCCTCGAAGGGTTGTCCCCGGCTGATGCGCATCGTCGGGCTGGTGGGAAGTGTAAGACCGAATCACAGCGCCCCAGGCTGGCAAGTGAGATCCTGACGAAACCTGACGTCGCTAAATTTATTGATTCGTTCAAAGTTGATAAAGTTAAATCGCTCGGGAAAGTTATTATCGACCGTGACGCAATCCTGGCGATGTTAGCTGAGCAAGCAACTTGCGACATCAAACTGCAAGACTTGAATAAGCCTGAAAACTTTAAACATATTTCCGAAGTAACGATCGATGCCAGCGGGGAAGTTCGTTATAAAATGAATGGTCCCGCTGATCGTCGTGCAGCCGCAAAACAACTTGCGGAAATGTTGGGTTGGAACAAACCCCAGCAAGTTGAAGTTATGGGCTCATTAGCTGTGACCCTGACAAATACCCAGCGCAAAGTTTTGGATAAAGCGTTAGACGATGAATATTGAGTTAACGCCTCAGCACCTAATCAAACGAACCCGTGAACGTTGCGAGACTGACTTTGAGTTCTTCGTTCGTTACTTCTTCAAGGTCGTCAAGGGTTCGAAGTTCGTACTGAGCGAGCACCATCACGTGATCTGCGATGCGTTGATGGACGTGTATTACGGTCGCACCACCCATCTGATCATCAACATGCCGCCGCGCTACTCGAAAACCGAGTTGGCGGTGAAAATGTTCGTGGCATGGTGTTACGTGAAGAACGCCAAGTGTGAGTTCATCCACCTGTCGTATGCCGACATCCTGGCGCTGGACAACTCCGAGACGGTTAAGACGATTATGAAGTCCGCTGAGTTCGCTCAGTTGTGGCCCGAGCTGACCATCAAACCGAACAAGGACAGCAAAAAGGCCTGGGCGACGGAGCAAGGTGGCGTGTTCTACGCAACGTCCGCTGGCGGCCCCATCACGGGCTTTGGTGCAGGCAAGATCGACGACTTCGAAGGCGATAATGGGTTTGGCGGCGCGATCATCATCGACGACCCGCTCAAGCCCGACGATGCGTACTCCGACCCGATGCGTAAGGCCGTGAACCGTCGTTGGGACGAAACGATCAAGTCACGCTTTAATTCCACGAAGACCCCGTGCATCGTGATCATGCAGCGGATTCACGAGGATGACTTCTGCGGGATGCTGCTGAAGGATAGCGAGTACAATTTCCGCCATCTGGTACTGAGTGCCATCGTCGACGAGGGTACTGACCACGAATCAGCGTTGTGGCCTTCGAAACACTCCCTGGACGCGCTCAGGGCGATGAAGGCGAAGAACTCGTACATGTTCGCCAGTCAGATGCAGCAGCGCCCCTCCCCGCTCGGTGGCGGCATCCTGCGCGGCGAATGGTTCGGACGTTACACCGTTGTGCCGCCGCTCAAGTGGCGAGCCGTATTCGTCGATACCGCGCAGAAGGCGAAGCAGCACAACGACTATCAGGTTGCCGAGTGCTGGGGATTGGGTGAGGACGGATACCTGTACCTGCTCGACGTGTTGCGTGAGCGCTTCCAGGCGTACGAGCTTGAGGTGCGTATTCCTGACTTCTGGAACAAGCACAGAACGTCACACAGCGGTCGGCTGCGATTCATGGCGGTCGAGGACAAATCGTCAGGTACGGAACTGATCCAGAAGATCCAGAAAGTGATCAAACCGAAGATCCCGGTACGCCCGATCCCACGTGGGCCAGCGTCAAACAAGCTGACTCGTGTGATGGACGTCCAGGGCTACATCGAG